TATGAGATACATCGGGCGAACACTAGTGTAATTTATCCTACAACACGGAGTAGGTAATTTTAAGCCTAACCTAGGCCGGCTCCTCTTCATCGTACGAATGATGTAGAGAACCCACCTGCCTTCTGTCACGCACTACAGGATGTGCGGGAAGAATTGACCGACCTTCTAGCGGCCGACTAAGACGGTAGTCAGAAACCGGGACTTTACGCTCATCCAGAGCGGGTTTGCGCTGTTTTCCTTCAGGAATAGCATGTACGGAAGACCGGATCACGAACTTGAGCTTCGGATGCCGGCGTTGGGCAATACGGAGCGATTCAGCGTCTAACACCGTAAACCCTCCTGTCATCAACGAGGCCGCTGCCAACGGAACCTGGATGATGCTCAACGCAGTCGTCCAGGTATCAATAGCAGTTATGGCCCAGTTAATTCCAGTCTGGGCTTGTGTGATCAACACATACGCACTCCAAATCGCCTCACCGGTAGTCGAAAGAAACATCTTTGTGAGATCATAGATGCCGACTCCAGGACCCTCTGTCGCTGCTGTTATGGTTACTGCATTCGGAATATTATAATCGTACGCCGTAAGATCGACCTTGTATAGACCCGCCTGTTGCAGTGTAACTGCATCATTAGAGACCGTAACATAATCATCATTAGGCATCCAAATACCATCCTCCACAGCACTACCCGAAAACAGAAACGACTTTGCATCGTTGAATTCAGCCTGATAGTTGACTCCCACAGAAGCAATATTCATCTTCGGGTTAAACAACTCAACCTCATAGTCAACGAATAACTCACCCATGAACGTACCAGATCCAGCAGAACTGGTAATAGCCCACGTAAATTTACCCGTATCGTATAGTTGAGAGTCTTGCCCTGAGACCAGCGGACCGGTCCTAATGAAATACTTCTTCATGTAGTCTCCTCTCTGCATCAAACAATTGTGCTCGGTATTTATCCAGACGTTATTATTCTGGGCCCCAGCATACGCCATCATTTCCTGTTTAGAGGAAAAGTCCGCGTCTTGTGAATCTAACTGCGTAGCAAGATACACAGTACCGGTCTGATTTGTCGCAGCCCGTGAACGATACACGAACCGCAATTTCTTCCACCGATACTGCTCAAAGCCAGCAGCCACAGTCCCAAGCCACGGAAACGTATCTGCAAGACCAGGGTTTAGGTCATAGACATTATCCGGGTCAATAGTAAACACTTGAGTGGACAACATATCATCCAGATACTCAGTATGTCTCACCACAAATCCGTTGCCCCCATTAAACTTGGGGGCTCCGGTTACAATACTAGAACCAAAAGAAGCAGGTGCCATGAACTTAGATTCCTTGAGGTTTGACCCCCCAGGACGCTTAGGTGCACCTAAAGGATTCGCATTCTTCTTCTTCTTAGGCTGTTGTACCGTTTTCTTCGTCTTCTTTGACATGTTTTGAGGACCCCCACCCGATCCTCTTTAGAACTAATAAGCACGGTTCCAGGTACGGAGAATGGCGCATTTCAAACTTAAACTGAGACAATCTTTCATCGAATCCCTCGCAAGCATGCAACAAACGAAAGAAGGTTCGGGACCAATTGACTGGCTCGCCAACGACCTGACCCTCCCTTTCGAAAATGCGTGTACTACAAAACTCGAATCCATCTTTACTCTCAGCAAAAAGCTTTACAATGTGCCCCATAGCCTCATACTGCTCCCTTGCCCCGGCAACTCCCTCCTCGACACTGTCATCCCCCATCGCCATGATCTGGGTTGAGCCAACGATATAGCCCAACCCCACACGACAACGGGAGTTGCCAGCACTGGTGTTGTAACTGCCTGAACAACGTTTCCCCGGCTTCGTCTGCGCTATCAGACTACCATTAGACAACATAAACAGGGTATTGGCTTCACACCAAACCCTACTCCGTAATGCCTTATGGTATATAGTCCCGACCATGCCCGCCAACTCCGCGCGGACATCTGCTTCCCAGAGCATCTCCCACAACTGCAAACCGAAATCCCAACCGGAAATGTCGGCCTCGAACTTTACTCCAGTCCAAGGTTTAACATACTCCCAAATCCTACGTAGTCCATCGTCATCCAACCCCAATCCTGGCTTGGATGGGATTTTATGCCAATTTTCTATTTCAGCTTTGTTTTGTTGGGTCATCAGTACCCGTTCGACTAACTGGTCAACCAAGGACACGCTCGAGATTAATCGTAGTCTTCCCTGTTTAATCTTGATTTCGGGATGTGGCTCATTCTTAACAAAGACACGGACAGGGTCTGTGTACCCGCCAAGAACAAGATTCACAGCATTTTGCCCTTCACCTTTACCAAAGGCGTGGAGCATAAGCCTCTCCCAGACAGCTTCTTTAAGCTGCTCCGGATGTTTGGCCAATACAGAAGCATTGTCCACACAACCAAGAGCCATAAAGGGCATACCGGGTGAAGAATCCTTACTTACATCACTCAACAGAGAAGGCCAAAAGAAATCAAACGCACCCCTCGACAGAACCACTTTCCCACCCACCTCACAGAAAACTGGGAGGGGAGGTACATGTGGATACTCTCTAAGAACACGCTCGGTCGCGGCCCTGATTTTTGCAGACTCCGGCATCACACCAACTCGGAACCTACTCGCTTGAAACTTAAGAGACCCTAATTCTGTCTTGGCACTTCGAAGTGGCCAAGACCATCCTTTGACTGCACCAACCATGTCGGGAGTCCACCCAAGGACTTTACGAGACTCTTGACCTGTTTCTTTGTCAGATAACATTTCAATAAACTCTGTAAATTCTTTGGTAGGCCTCTTTGGCTTGGCTGGAGGAGCCCTTGTGCCGCAATTTCCAATTGCAGCGAGCTCCATGCCTTCTGAGATAATGGGTCCTTTCGAATTAAGTGAATAATTTCCGGCTTGCGCGAGCCAGCTGAGGGTTCTGCACCCTTCGGGGATTTTGCTGGAGATCCCGGAACTCCACGTTCGTTTTCCTGCTTCTCGTCCTTAGCGTCGACACGCGCTTTAGACTCGGGGGTGTGCTTGTGATCCAGCTCATCAGTGTCCCAGTCTCGAATGAATTGGACGAGATCATCAACAGATAAATCATCCGAAACTCCCGACTCTTGGACCTTGAAATGAACAGTAAGAGGTCGCTCCTTGACGTCACTCTTAGACTCAGATTTATGTTCCGGTTTTTGCTTCTCGAGTTTCGGCTTAGGCTCCATCTCTTCACCCTCCGAGTCAACTCCTAACTCAGACAATGTAGACATATCACTTTCATCACCTTCCTCAACGTCACTATCACCAGGATCATTCACCTTAACGACTTTCTTAACACCTTTACACACCTCCTGCTCTCGGGCAGGAGCATTCTCTTTGACGTCTTCCCATTGACTTGGGTCGTCAGATAATCTCTGAACCAATGCCTTAAAACGCTGGGTTTCTGTTATCTCATCTGCATACTTCTGATACGCGGATATCGAACGAAAAGCCCGTCGAGTCATAGAAAGGAGCATCCATTTAGCCTTATCATCAATTGTTCGAAACACTTGTGGTCTTGCTTCACGTATAGCTCGCTCTACCAATAACTCATCTTCTTTCTCGTCGAAAGCCGCCTCAGCCTGATCTGCAGCTGAAGCTCCACCCAGCCCCCTAGACATGGCCGTAGCAACATCCCCAAGGACCACATTAGCTTGCTCCTCGGTTATCAACCCACTGTTAACTCGAGCAGACGCATCATCAATGATCTGCTTAGGTAACCGTCGGTTTCCTCCCGATATCGCAAACGCACGGGGCTTACCTTCCCTAACCGGCCCTGCATGGACAGTATGCGTAATGGCAGCAGACTTTGATCGCTCCTCGCGCTCATAGTACTGCAATGCCATTTCCGTAGCCTGATCCGCTGCAAAAGCTGATTTGAAATGGTCAGCATGCCGGATGATATCATCATCCGTATATTCCCTGAGGTAGTCATCCGCCACCGTCGTAGATTCTTGCAAACGTCGTACCCTAGCCAAAATCGGGATTAGACAAACCGCATAGTTTGCCCTAGCCGAATCTGAGCCCAAGTGAATACCCATTACGGCATTCCCTTGGACCATAGCGGACCCAGACCACGCTGGAACTGTAGACGCCTCATGATTCAACATCAGGGGCGCTTTAGCGTCGAACGTGTACTTGCCGATCGATTGGGAAAACCCAACCGCCACCGGACCACTCACCCGAACTTGACCTGGCAAACAGCTAACTTTCTTTAAAAACTTTAGGGATTTAACTTTCAAGCCAGCAAAAATACTCAATGGCATTTGCAAGCAGGCAAAATCGAGTCCATTAGGATCCGAGTTTGTCCACAAGCGTAACCATTGCTTATCTAACTTGACTCTCATGCTAACTCCCTTATGTTCCAACAGAACGGTAGGCGCCAACCAGTTCCCATTAACGTCCATCAGCACATGGGCTGCCGTCCACAGACAGGGGATCTTGCCATCAGAGAACTCCGTAGTAGCCACAAAACCAACACCAACACCTTCCCCGGCTCGTATGACAACATGTCCTGTTGGCCACGATCCGAGAGGCATCATTGGTGATCCCGTGATCACTTTCTCCTGCTTCTTAACACCAAATTGACTGGCTAAGATAAGCGGGAGTAGAGTCCCTGCTAACAAATTTTCCACCTGCACGTGCATTACCTTCCCATTAACTGTAACGACGATCACAGGATCATCCGGATGTGTGGTGTCCCACACTCCTTGGATACGAGGCACGGACTCTGTTTCAACATCCACAACAAAGTAGGTCTCAACTATAGCGCGAGTCCGTGCAGTTATCCCCCACCACAGCCAGGGCATATATGAAAATGCGACCACCGCCACAAATACATAATAACACCCAACCACTATGAGGGCCAACCATAACAAACAGCGTGGAAGCAACCAATATCGCTCTGCTTTCACCATATTATCATAGTCTTCTGAACTTCCCAGGGGTTTATAACCATTAAGCCCCATGACTTTCTCTGTGAAATTGTAAGTCACCAACAATAAACCGTTGCGCACTGTAACATGGAGCTTAGAGACAAGAGCCTTCAAGCACCAGGTTACGAATAAGTAGGACCCACACAGAAGGATCCCAACCAGTGAAGCCGCCATGAGATAATCACCCACGGTTGCCACACACGCAACGCAATCGCCCGCTTTTAATCCAAGCACTACGTAGTGGAGGGCGAACTCCAACAACCATAGACAAACTGAACCGATTGCCGCGGTCAGTCCGCTCCCTTGTTCCCATAATAGCCCCGGAACTCCCCCAGCGGTTAATATTAACCAACCACTGGGAGTAGCTCCGGTACTATTATTAATAACAAAGGTGTGATTAATAGCGG